ATGCCCAGAGCGAAGAAGGTCGCGGGCACGGCCGTGGACAAGCGGAACGGCCAGCAGGTCCTCGGCGTGGTTCCCGGCCTGAAGGTGGAGAAGTTCGCGCCTCCGCGCGGCCTGTCCAAGCCCGCCAAGGCCGCGTGGGACGCGTTCTGGGAGGACCGGCCCGCGCACCTGGTCACCCCGGCGGCCAAGGTCGTGCTGCTGCGCTGGGTGGACGCGCTGGATCGCTACCTGCGGACGGTGGCGGAGGCGGACCAGTCTCCGCTGGTCGAGGGGTCGCAGGGGCAGGAAGTACTGAACCCGCTGTACAAGATCGCCGAGCAGGCCATAAACGTGGTCGAGCGGTGCGAGAAGCAGCTGGGCATCGGCGGTCTGAACGCCGCCTCGCTGGGCCTGGCTGCCATCTCCGAGCAGCGGTCGCTGGCCCAGATGAACGCCCGCTACAGCGATCCGGGCGCCGCTGAGGACGATGACGACCCGGACCCACGTCTGCGGATCGTCAGCGGTGAGGTCGTCGATGGGGCCTGATCAGCCCTGTCAGGCGTGCGGGTGGGCATCGGACCCGGGCGCACTGTGGCCGTCCCTCGGCGGCATGGCCGTGCGCTGGATTCAGGACAACTTGTGCTTCCCGGAAGGGGACACGTTCGGCCAGCCGTTCCGGCTGCGCGAGGACCAGAAGCGGTTCCTGTGGGACTGGTACTCGCACTGCCCGCAGTGCCAGCAGTGGCGCTACGACGAGGGCGTACGCGGCGCGGCAACGGGCGACGGGAAGACTACCTTCATCGCGGCCATCGCCCTGCTGGAGTTCGCAGGGCCGCCACAGATCGCCCCCATCTCGCCAATGATCGACATCGCGGCAGCTTCCCTCGATCAGGCCAACGAGCTGTTCGCCAAGGCCGGACAGATGGTCGGCGGCCAGAACGACGAGATCACCGAGGCGCCCCTGTGTGGGTTCTTCGCCGTCTACGACAAGGTCATCCGGTTCCGAGACGGGCAGCCGGGCGAGATCCGGCGCGTGGCGGCCATGGCCGGGACGAACGAGGGCGGCCTGCCGCACCTGTTCATCGCGGATGAGGTGCACGAGTGGGGCGACGTCGGCGAGAAGAGCGCCCGCGTCCACACGGTCATCTCCAAGTCGACCAAGAAGCGCAACACGGCGCGCGGGTCCGGGCGGGTGCTGAACCTGTCGACGGCTGGTTTCGACGTGGACCACTCCCTGCTGGGCGTCATGTACAAGCGCGGCCTGAAGGCGCTGAAGGATCCCTCGCTCGCGCCGCGCCTGCTGTTCGACTGGCAGGAGGCTCCCGAGGACCTGGACTACGAGGACCCCAAGCAGCGGGCCATCGCGGTGCGCGCCGCCTCGAAGGCGGCCGGGGTCCTGTGGAACATCGCCGACCGGGTCGACGACTGGGGCAAGCCGTCGATGCCCCGGCACGAGTGGATGCGCTACTACGCCAACCGCTGGGTGGACATCGCCGAAGACTCCTGGCTTAAGGACTACCCGGGCGCCTGGGACAAGTGCGCCGGTGACGCCACGATCCCCGACAAGGCCGACGTGGTCGTGGCGGTGGACATGTCCTCGAAGCACGACTCGACGGCCGTCCTAGCTGCTTGGAAGCGGCCGGATGGCAAGGTCGCGGTCAAGGCCAGGATCTGGAAACCCGACGGCAGCGGGAAGATCGACCACCTCGCCGTCATCGACTACATCCGGTTCGACCTGGCCAACGCCTACACGGTCACTGAGGTCACCTACGACCCGCGCTTCTTCGAGGTCCCCGCCCGGATGCTCGAAGACGAGGGCTTCAACATGGTCGAGTTTCCGCAGAGGCCTGAGCGGATGGCTCCAGCGTGCGGTCACGCCCTGGTGGCCGTCGTCAATGGCGACGTCGTTCATGACGGGGATCCCGATCTCGGCGCCCACGTCAAGTCTGCCGCCATCCGTCCCGGAGAGCGCGGTTTCACCCTGTCCAAGGGCAAGTCCAAGCGCAAGATCGACGGCTGTGTGGCGCTGGTCATCGCGCTGTGGCGGATCGCCGCCCCTGACCCGGTCGAGGAGCACAACGTTCCCGGCTTCGCCTTCTTCGACCTCTGACCTGAAACCGGGTGATCACGCTGTTCAAGCTCGACCGGGCGTCGGTGGGGTTCATCGTCGGGGCCGTCCTGATCGTCGTCGGCCTGTACCTGCTCGCCGGGATCCCTGCGGCTCTGATCGCCTCGGGCGTCGCCGTTCTCGTCGGATCCGTCCTACTGGTGGATGTCGACGCCCCGCCGCCTGGCGTTGATGAGGAGCTCGCCCCGTGAACCTTCTCCAGCGCGCCAGCCAGCGCCTTGGCCGCAAGGGGCTGACCATCAACGGGCACACCAGCTCTGGCCCGTGGGCGGACTCGCCGTTCTGGGACCTGCAGCGCGCCCGCTACAACTGGCTGTCTCCGACCTCGCTGGCCTACAACGAAGAGACCATCGAGAACGACTTCGAGGGCTACCTGTCCGGAGCGTTCAAGGGCAACGGCCCGGTGTTCTCGCTCATGCTGGTCCGCCTGCAGATCTTCTCCGAGGCGCGCTTTCAGTTCCGTCAGCTGCGTCACGGCCGTGGCGGCAAGCTGTTCGGCACGCCCGCCCTGAACCTGCTGGAGAATCCGTGGCCGGGCGGCACCACCGGTGACCTGCTGGCTCGCATCATCGCCCACGCGGACCTGGCCGGGAACGCCTACGTCACCAAGGTCAAGGATCAGTACGGCGAGCGGCTGCGGCTGCTGCGGCCGGACTGGGTCACCATCATCTCCGAGTCGGCCAGCGACCCCTCGTCGCCCCTGGGTGGCGCTGCGCTGGACGCCCGCGTCGTGGCCTACGTCTACGAGCCGCGCGTGGCCGGGCGCGTGGAGCCGACGATCCTGCTTCCTGAGCAGGTCGCCCACTTCGCGCCGATCCCGGACCCCGAGTTCAACTGGCGCGGCATGAGTTGGCTGACGCCGGTTCTGCGGGAGATCACCGCTGACAACGCCACGACCAAGCACAAGCTGAAGTTCTTCTCCAACGCGGCCACGCCGAACCTGTCCATCTCCCTGGATGCCTCGGTGAAGCCCGCCGCGTTCACCGAGTTCGTCGAGGCGTTCCTGGAGGCCCATCAGGGCACCGACAACGCGCACAAGCCGCTCATCATTGGCGGCGGAGCCGACGTCAAGCCGCTCACGTTCAACTTCCGGGACCTGGATTTCAAGGCGCTGCAGGGCGGCGGTGAGACGCGCCTGGCTTCGGCGGCCGGGGTGCCGCCGGTCATCGTGGGCTTCTCCGAGGGCCTTCAGGGATCCTCGCTCAACCAGGGCAACTACGCCGCCGCCCGCCGCCGGTTCGCTGACGGCACGATGCGACCCCTGTGGCGCAATATCGCCGGGTCGCTCGCGCGGCTGGTCGATGTGCCTGCCGACGCCGAGCTGTGGATCGACGAGCGCGACATCGCGTTCCTGCGTGAGGACCGCAAGGACGCCGCCGAGATCGCCTTCACCCGTGCTCAGACGATCCGCCAGTACGCCGAGATCGGCTACACGCTCGACTCGGCGCGGGACGCCGTGGCGGCTGACGACGAGACGTTGCTGGTCGATTCCGGTGTCCGGTCGGTCCAGCTCCAGGACGCACAGACTGCCCCGGCCCCCGATGCGGGCCCTGATGACGAACCCACCGAGCCCGCAACGGAGCAGAGCGAATGATCACTAAGAGCCTGGGCCAGGTCGAGATCAAGGATGCCGCCAAGGGTGAGGTGTCGGCGGTTTTCTCCACCTTTGGGAAGATCGACAAAGATGGCGACCTGACTCTGCCGACGGCGTTCGAGGATGGCGCCCCCGTGCGCATCAGCGCCTACCAGCACAAGTCCTGGGAGGGCGCGCTGCCCGTCGGCAAGGGCGTCGTCCGCGTCACAGACACCGAGGCCATCTTGGAGGGCCGCTTCTTTCTTCAGACCGCCGCCGGACGGGACACGTTCGAGGTGGTCAAGGAGATGGGCTCCCTCCAGGAGTGGAGCTACGGGTTCGACATCGAGGATTTCTCCTACGAGGAGCGCGGCGAGGACCGCGTCCGCATCCTGGAGAAGTCCAAGATCCACGAGGTCTCCCCAGTTTTGCTGGGGGCTGGAATCGGCACACGCACCCTCGCGGTGAAGAGCGCCGATCCCCTGAAGTTCGGCGAGGAAGCCCAGGCGGTCGTGGCCGCCGTGGCGTCCCTCACCGAGCGCGCTGCCGACGTCATGGCGAAGCGGCGCGAGAAGGGCAAGGGGCTGGGCGCCGATTCGGTGGCCCTGCTGGAACTGGTCGAGGCGGAGCTGAAGAAGCTCTCCGGCCTGCTGACCAGCGACACCGCCCCGGACATCACGAGCGAGCTTCAGCGCGAGTACCTGCGCTATCTCGCTAAGACTCACGCGGCGTAGCGCCGCGCATACCAGGAGAAACCGCCATGACGGCATTCCCTGCCCTGACGGAAGCTCAGGGCAAGCTTCACGCTGCCCAGAAGGCGCTCAACGACGTCTTCGCCGAGGCCGGTCCCGAGATGGACATGGGCCAGATCAAGTCCCTGGACGGCGACAGTCAGGCCAAGATCGAATGGATCCGGGCCAAGAACGCCGAGATGGACGAGCTGGGCACCAAGATCGAGGCGCTTCAGGACGTGGCCAAGGCCGCCGAGCGCTCCCGGCAGCGCGACTCCCAGAACGTCGAGCCCGGCGCTGAGCCGGGCGGATCCACGCGTCAGGCCAAGTCCTTCGCGGACATGTTCATCGAGTCCAAGGCGTTCAAGGGCAAGCAGGGCGCTGTCGGCCCTGAGGCCCGCCTGGATGTCGAGCTGAAGGCGCTGCTGGAGACCGGTTCCGGCTGGGCACCGGAGACCACGCGCGGCCCGCGCGTGGTCGACTTCATCACCACGCCGCTTCAGGTCGCGGACATCATCCCGTCCACCACGACCACGCAGACCGCCATTACGTTCATGGAGGAGACGACCTTCACGAACAACGCCGCCGCCATCTCTGAGGGTGGCGCGTACCCCGAGGCTGCGCTGGTCTTCACCGAGCGGACCAGCCCGGTCCGCAAGATCGGTGTGTGGCTGCCGGTCACGGACGAGCAGCTGGAAGACGTGCCGCAGATCCGGGGCTACATCAACAACCGGCTCCCGTTCATGGTCCGCCAGCGGCTCGACGCTCAGATTCTCACCGGGTCGGGCACCGCGCCGAACCTGCGCGGCATCCTCAACACCACGGGCATCCAGACCGAGGCCGTGGGCGGCGGTACGGACAACTCGCTGAACGCCATCTACCGGGCGCTGGTGAAGGTCCGCGTCAACGGCCAGGCCGTGCCGAACGCCATCGTGATGAACCCGATGGACTGGCAGGACGTCCGCCTGCTGCGCACCACCGACGGCATCTACCTCTACGGCTCGCCCTCGGAGGCCGGAACGCCGCGCATGTGGGGCCTGCCCGTGGTCGAGGCCCAGGCGCTCACCGAGAACACCGCCCTGGTCGGCGACTTCCAGAACTTCTCGGAGCTGGCCACCCGGCGTGGCATCGACGTGCAGATCTCCAACAGCCACGCGGATCTGTTCACGTCCGGCCAGCAGGCGATCAGGGCTGACCTTCGGGCCGCTCTGGTGATCTATCGGCCGTCCGCGTTCAGCACCGTTACCAGCGTCTGATCAGGGAGAACATGTCATGCCTTACTCGGGCGGGTACCCGTCGGTCGGGTCCATCAAGGCCATCCGTGGACGTTACGACTTCGCCGTGGACGGCGGTGCCGTCGGCGACATCGAGCTGAGCGCCAACCTCCCGGCCAACGCCGTGGTGATCGGCGGCTTCCTGGAGGTGGACACCGTGCCAACCTCCGGCGGGTCGGCCACCGTGGCGGTCAAGATCGAGGGGGCGGGCGACATTGTGGCCGCTGCCGCGATCTCCGGCGCCCCCTGGTCGAGCACCGGCCGCAAGGACATCGTTCCCGACTTCACCGGGTCGGCCATGGTCAAGACGACCACCACCCGCAAGGTCACGGCCACGGTCGCCACGGCCGCCCTGACGGCGGGCGTTTTCGATGTCGTCCTGTTCTACGTCGTCGTTCCCGACTAGCAAGGAGAGAACACCATGCAGGCCGAATGCCACATCTGGAAGACCGCTGACGGCGAGCTGGTCGCCGCTGAGAACCCGAAGGCGGCCACCCTCGCCTACGCCCCCGGCGATGAGGTCGAGCCCAAGGACGAGGACAAGGTCCGCTCGCTGAGCGCCGAGGAGCCCGAGGCCGAGCCCGACGCCGAGGTCCAGGACGAGCAGGGCAAGCAGGCCGTGCCCGGTGAGGACAAGGCCGCCAAGCGCGGCGGCGACAAGGCCAAGTAGCCCCACCAGACCCCCAGGAAGGGCCGGACGAGCACTGCTCTCCGGCCCTTCCTGCTGCAACGAGGGAGAGCACGGTGGCCCTGGGCGACCCGTATGCCGACCTGGACGAGCTGAAGGCGTCCCTGTCGCTGACCGACTCGCGTAACGACGCCGAGCTGACCCGCGCCCTGGATGCCGCCTCCCGGCACGTCGAGAACTGGTGTCACCGCCAGTTCAACCGGGCCGACGTCGCGGTCCCGCAGCTGTATCGGCCCTCACGATCCGGTCGGCTCGCGGTGTCGGACATCTGGACCACCGATGGCCTGGTGGTGGAGGTGGATACCGCCGGGGACGGCGGATTCGCCACCACCTGGGCCAGCGATGACTACGTCCTGGAGCCGCTGAACGGCACCGTGGACGGCGTCTCCGGCTGGCCCTACTCCGAGATCTACGCCAGCACCTACAGCTTCCCGTGCAGCCGTCAGGCCCGCGTGCGCATCACCGCGAAGTACGGCTGGGAGGCGGTTCCGCCTCCGATCAAGTCGGCCACGCTGGCGCTGGCCACCGACCTGTTCAAGCTGAAGGACGCCGCGTTCGGCGTGACCGGCGGCACCAGCGAGTTCGCCGCACCCATGCGAGTGCGGGAGAACGCCCTCGTCGTGGCCCTGCTGGAGCCCTATCAGCTCGCCTCCGCCACGGTGCTGGTCGCCTGATGGCCTTCACCTTCGAGGCCGTGATGGAGGGCGTCGCCACCCGCCTGCGCACGATCAGCGGCCTGCGCGTGTCGTTCTACACGCCCGACCAGATCAACCCGCCGCACGCGGCCGTCGGCATGCCCGAGGTCGTCGACTACCACACCGCGATGGGGCGCGGCCTGGCCGAGCTATCCCTGGGCGTGCAGGTCTTCGTCACCTCGGTCGATGACCGCACCGGTCAGCTGGCCCTGGCCGCCTACGGCAATCCCGCAGGTGGCAGCTCGGTCGTGCGCGCCGTTGAGGCGGATCGGCGGCTGGGTGGCGCGGTGAGCGACTGCATCGTCACCACCTTTCGCCCCTTCGGCCGCCAGGACGTCGGCGGGGTCCCCATGTACGTCGGCGAGTTCTCGCTGCGCATCTACGCATCCGGAATCTGAGGAGTTTCCCGTGGCCAAGTCCAAGGACACCGTGAAGGTCAAGGTCATCGGGCCAAACGCGGTCGCGGGCGTCGAGGCGCCCAACACCGTCGAGCTGGATCCCGACAGGTACAACATCCGCATCCTGGTCGAGACCGGCCAGGTCGAGGCGATCGACAAGGTCCCCGAGGGCGACCCCGACCCTGTGGCGGCCTCCGAGAAGAGCGCTGGGCGGAAGGCTAAGAGCTGATGCCCGCCCTGGTCTTCACAGACGCTACGACGTGGATCCACGGCTTCGACTACACGACGCAGAGCAACAACATCACGCTCAACGCCGAGGGCGAAGATCTGGACGCCACCACGTTCGGAGGTAATGGCTTCCGGCAGCGAGTGATGGGACTGCGCGAGGTGTCCAGCGAGCACGCCGGGTTCTGGAGTGGCCCCGTCGATGAGGCGATGTGGGAGGGCTTCGGCAAGACCAACCGCGTTGTCACCGTCTCCCCGACCGGCGTGGAGGGCGGCCCGGCCTACTTCTACCAGGCGGGCCAGTTCTCCTACGAGATCGGCGGCTCCGTCGGCGAGCTGATCCCCTTCAGCATCTCGATGATGAGCTCCAACACCCTCGGCGTCGTGCGCGGCAAGCTCGCCAAGGCCAAGGGCACCGTGAGCGCCACCGGCGCGCTGGGCAGCGTCGTCGAGCTGACCGCCCCCACCTCCGGCCAGTACGTCTACGCCTCCCTGCACGTCTTCGACGCCGGAACGACACTGACCGTGCAGGTCCAGTCCGACACCAACAGCACGTTCGCCACGCCGACCGTACGGGCCACCTTCCCGGCCGTCACGACCGAGGGCGGGTTCTGGCTGGCCCGCGTCGCCGGACCGTTCGTCGGCGAAAGCCACTGGCGTCTCAACGTCTCGGCAGTGACAGGGACCTTCGAGGTCGCCGGAGCCATCGCCGTTCAGTAGCACCACCAGGCCGTCCCGACCGGGGCGGCTTTTTCATTTCCGCACCTCAGGCCGTCCTTCGGGGCGGCCTTTGCTATGAGGAGACACGCATGGCGGCGATGGTTTTCGTTAACGCCTATATCGAAATCAATGCGGTGGACTGGTCGAACAAGGCCACCAGCGTGACGCTGAACCTCGAAGGCGAGGACGTCGAGACGACCACCTTCGGTGGCAACGGTTTCCGGTCCCGGATCATGGGGCTCAAGGACGGCTCGCTCGACATCGAGTTCGTCAACGACTTCGATGACAACAGCCTGGACGAGAGCCTGTGGGCCCTGTGGGGCCAGACGGTCAACGTCGTCATCAGGCCGGATGCGGGCGTGGTCGGCGCGGACAACCCCGAGTACGAGGGGTCGGTCCTGGTCAACGAGATGACGCCGATCGACGGCAGCGTGGGCGACCTGGCCACCCGGTCCGTCTCGTGGCCGATCGCCGGACCCTGGACCCGCGCCGTCGCCTGATGACCCGGCTGGAGATCAAGGGCGACGACCTTCGCAAGCTCACCAAGGACCTGCGCAAGCACGCCGACGGCAAGCGGCTGGCCAAGGAGCTGCGCACCGAGCTTCGCAAGACCGCCAAGCCGTTCGTCCCGGCGGTGCGCCGCGCCATCGCCACGCTGCCCTCCAAGGGTGAGAACGCCCGCCGGGGGCGGGTCACGCTGCGCAAACGCCTGCAGAAGGCGACCGCCCTACGGGTCACCACCGGGGGCCGCGCCGCCGGGGTGTCGATCATCGTGTCCGGCAAGAAGATGCCAGACCGCCAGGGGTCGCTGCCCTCCTACGTGGAGGGCACCAACAGGCGCCGCCAGTGGCGTCACCCCCTCTTCGGCGACGCGGAGCGCTGGTACGCCCAGTCCGCGCACCCCTTCTTCTTCAAGGCCGTCCGGCCCGCCGAGGAAGAGGCCGCCCGAGCGGCCCAATCCGTTGTCGAACGCATCGCGAGAGAGGTAGAAAACGGATGACCAAGAGCACGGGTGACACCCCAGAGCTGGACGCCGCCGAGGCCGAGGCGAACAACGGCAAGCGGACCATCGTCGTCGGCGAGCTGACGCTGAACGTGCCCCGCAAGTTCAAGCGCATGAAGGTGCTGCGCTGCATGCAGCGCGAGGACCTGTTCGGCGCGATCACCGTGGTCTTCGGCGAAGAGGTGGCCGACCAGCTCGAAGAACTGGAGCTGGAAGAGCGCGAGACCGTCAAGTTCTTCGAGGACTTCACCGTCGCCGTCACCGGTGTTGACCTGGGAAACTTGCCCAGCTCGCAAGCCTGATCTGCGAGCACTCCGAAGATGTCGAGGCCGACCTGGCGCGGTTCTACCCGCGCGACGCCGACCAGTTCGCGGCGTTCCTGACCGGCGACATGTCCATGCGGCGCCTGTGGGTTCTGGTGTCCCGCCTCCCGGCCAACTCCGCCACGAAGGCCGCCACCTCGGCGTACCTGCCCGGCGAGGGCGGCGAGCGCATCGAGTGGACCCTGGACCGGCATCTGCTCGCGGCCATCTTGGACACCCTCCGGGGCCTGATGTACCTGACCGGCGCTGTCCACACCGCGCGCGGCAAGAACCCCGTCCCTGAGCCGAAGCCCTTCCCCCGGCCTGGGATCGACCCCACCGACAAGAAGCCCGCCCGCAAGAGGGCGCTTCCCCGCCCTGGAGCCAAGGAGTTGTAGGTGGCTGGTCGTACCGTCTCGCTCTTCCTGGTTGCCAGGGAGCGCGTCTCGAAGACGTTCGCCAAGGTCGCGGCCCAGTCCGACAAGCTTTCGTCCAGTGTCGAGCGGATGTCCGGCATCGCCAAGAAGGCGGGCGGCATCGCCACGCTGGCCGGTGGCGTGTCGGCGCTGGGCGCCGCTGCTGCTCCGGCGGCGGCGGCAGTGGCCGCCATGCCTGCCGCGATGCTGGCGGCTCGTGCGGCGTCGGCGACCCTGAAGGTCGGCCTGATGGGCGTCTCCGATGCCATGGGGGCGGTCGCCGAGGGCGACGCCGAGGCCCTTGAGAAGGCGCTGAAGAAGCTTTCCCCGGCCGCCCGTGCCTTCGTCAAGGAAGCGGCGGGCCTCCAGAAGGCGTTCAAGCCGGTCCAGCAGGCCGTCCAGGAGAGGCTGTTCGACGGCCTGGCCGCCCAGATGGGCAAGGCGGGGGGCAACCTGCTGCCCACCATCGAGAAGGGCATGACCGGCGTCGCCGGATCCCTTAACAAGGTGGCCAAGGAGGCCGCCAACGTCGCCCAGTCCAAGACCTTCAAGGGGCAGTTGGCCAAGACCTTCAAGGGCACCACGGGCATCGTCAACACCCTGAGCGGCGCCATCCGACCCCTGGTCATGTCGGTGCTGCGCCTGGGGAACGCGGGGATGCCGCTGGCCAAGCGCATGGCGGAGTGGGCGAAGAACGGGGCCCTGGCCGTCAACGGCTTCCTGAAGTCGAAGAAGGGGTCCGACGCCCTCAAGGGGGCCATCCTCAGCGCGGGCAACACGCTGGCCTCGCTCGGGCGCATCGCCAAGAACATCGGCGTGATCCTGTTCAACACCTTCAAGCACGCCGCCGACCCCGGCGAGGGGCTGCTGTCGATCCTGGAGCGGCTGACCGCGAAGGCCGCCGCGTGGGTGAAGTCAGCCGCAGGCCAAGAGAAGATCGCCACGATCTTCCAGATGTTCCGGGACGTGCTGTCCAGCCTGGCCACGATCCTGCCCTACCTGCTGGGCCCCCTGACCGCCATCGCCGGACTGCTGTCCTACCTGTCTCCACAGGTCGCCGGAGTCGTCGCCAAGGTCCTGGCGTTCGGCCTGGTCGCAGGCGTCCTGGGCGCGAAGCTGTTCGCTCTGATCGGCGTCATCAAGGGCGTCGGCGGCGCGTTCGTCACCGTCTGGGGCTTGATCAACAAGGTAATGAAGGGCGGCCCCCTGGGCTGGATCCTGATCGCCATCGGGCTGCTGGTCGCCGGGCTGGTACTGGCCTATCAGAAATCGGAGACCTTCCGGGCCATCGTCCAGGCCGCCTGGCAGGGCATTCAGCAGGCCGTCTCCGTGGCCTGGAACAACGTGATCAAGCCAGCCCTGGAAGCGCTGCGGAACTTCCTGGTCACCGAGGTCATGCCCAAGGTGCTGTTCCTGTGGAACAACGTCTTCAAGCCGGTGTTCTCCGACATTGGCCTGCTGGTACAGACCGTCTGGACCAACGCGATTCAGCCCGCCCTGTCGGCGCTATGGACGTTCGTCAAGACCTACCTGGGCCCGGCCATCACGTGGCTGTACCAGAACGTGGTCAAGCCAGCGTTCCAGTTCATCGGCCAGATCATCGGCGAGGTCTGGAACGGCGTGATCAAGCCGCTGCTTCAGGCGTGGTGGTACTACGTCTCCAAGATCCTCGTCCCGGTGATCATGTTCCTGTGGAAGAACGTGGTCGCCCCGGTCTTCAAGGCCATCGGCGCGATCATCTCCTGGGCCTGGAACACGATCATCCAGCCACTCCTCAAGGCATGGTGGGCCTACGTCTCCAAGGTCCTCATCCCGATCATCGTGTGGCTGTGGAAGAACGTCATCTCTCCGGCGTTCAAGACCATCGGCAACATCATCAAGACCGTCTGGAACGGCTTCATCAAGCCCGCCTTCGAGGGCATCAAGAACGGCGTCAAGAAGGTCGGCGACAGCTTCAAGACCGCCGCCGACTTCATCAAGAAGGCATGGAAGAAGATCGAGGGCTACGCCAAGGCCCCGATCAAGTTCGTCGTCAACACCGTCCTGAACAACGGCATCCTGCGCGCGTGGAACTTCGTCGCCAGCAAGTTCAAGCTCAAGCCCGACGACCTGCACATCTCGCTCCCCAAGGGGTTCGCCAAGGGCGGCATCCTGCCCGGCTACTCCCGCACCGACGACCAGGTCATCGCCGCCCGCTCCGGCGAGGGCATCCTGGTCCCCGAGGCCGTGAAGTCCCTCGGCGAGCGGTTCATCCACCGCGCCAACTCCCTGAAGGGCAACGCCGCCAAGCTGCTGGGCGTCGCGGGCGACCCGGGCGGCCTGGGCATCCCCGGCTTCCAAGACGGCGGCATCGTAGGCGGCCTCCAGGCGTTCTTCGGCAAGGCGAAGGACTGGTTCATGGATGGCGTCAAGAACGCCACCAAGCTGGTCACCGAACCCATCCTGCGCAGCCTCGAATCGGGCATGGGTGACTCGCCGTTCGCCAAGATGCTCGCGGGCGTCCCCCGGCGCATGATCAGCGGCTTCCTGAACTGGATCGACGGCAAGGAAGACGCCATCTCAGCAGGTGGCGGCGGCACCGGCGGCAAGGCCGTGGCGGCGGCCCGCAAGCAGATCGGCATGCCGTACTCGTGGGGCGGCGGCGGTCCGCACGGCCCGTCCTACGGCATCGGCCGGGGCGCCGGTACGTACGGCTTCGACTGTTCCGGCCTCACCGAGTACGCCTGGTACCAGGCCACCAAGCGGTCCATCGGCGGCACGACCTACAGCCAGAAGGGCGTCCTGAAGCGCGTCAGCGCGCCCAGGCCGGGCGACGTCGGCCAACCGCACCCGGGACACACCTACCTCATGTCGGCCCCCGGCAAGATGATCGAAGCGCCCTACACGGGCGCTCACGTGCGCGAGGTCGGCATGCGCTCGACGCCCTGGTGGGGGCGTCCGCCGTGGGTGATGGACACCGGCGGCGTGCTGGGGCCCGGTATGAGCCCGCCCATCTACAACGGCACCGGCGGCCCTGAGTACGTCCTGCGTCCCGACCAGCTCGCAGCGGTATCCGGAGACACCCACATCCACCTGCACGGAGTCATCGACTCCCTGTCCGCCGCCCGAGAGATCGAAAAGGTGCTGAAGAAGCTGAAGCGGACCAACGGCCGTACGCAACTGGGGATCACCTGATGGCCGAGTTCTCCGTGGTGGTCGAGGTCATGTTCAACGGCGTGAACTGGACCAACATCACCTCGTACGTGCGGGTGAGCGACGGCATCTCCATCACGCGGGGGCGCGGTGACGAGCAGGGGGAGGTCGCCCCCGGGACGATGTCGCTCGTCCTGATCAACGACGGCCGGTTCACGCCCGGCCTGGCGTCCGGCGCCTACTACCCGAACGTGAAGAAGGGGCGCCGGATCCGCTGCCGGGTGGTCGTCGGAGTCAACAGCTACACGCGCTTTGACGGCTACGTGAACGAGTGGCCGGTGGCCTGGGAGGGCGGAACCGCTCTGTCTCTGGTGTCCATCACCTGCACCGACCTGTTCAAGCGGCTGGGCATGGTCGCCCCCATGCGCTCGCTGCTGGAAGAGGAGATGCTGGCGCTCGACCCCGACCTGTACTACACGTTCAGCGAGCCTGACGGCGCCACCTCGGCGGGCGACACCTCCGGCAACGGCTGGCGGAGCATGGCCATCGCCCCGGACAACCCCAGCGCGGCCGGGCGGGGAACCATCACCTTCGGCACCGCCGAAGGACCCGGCGTGGACGGCCTGACCGCCGCGCACTTCCTGTACGGCGGCGCCTTCACCGGGGACACCACGCAGGGCAAACACCTGCAAGTCGCCCTCCCTCCAGGGTCCGGCGGCTACGCCATCGGCATCTGGTTCATCAAGGACGGCCCGGACGCCGAACCGCAGGCCGCCTGGAACCTCTTCAGCCTGGCCGACAACCAGAAGTCCGACACCGACGACCCGGACCGCGAGGGCGTCCAGTTCAACGCCAACATCTTCGGCGTCCGAGGCAGCGCCAACGCCATGATCAACCTGTACGCCCAGAGCGACGAGTCAGTGGACTTCAGCGACCTGGAGCCCGACGCCGAATGGCCCAACATCGACTTCTTCGACGAAGACAACCACTTCCTGGGCATCCTGATCGACGGCAGCGGCAATGTGTCCACCTACCTGGACGGCGAACTCGCCAGCTTCACTTACGCCTGGCCAGACAGCATCCGGGTCAACTTCTACCGGCGGCTCATCGTCGGCGGCGGCACGCACTCCGGCAGCGGCAACTCCACCATGTTCGACGGGACGCTGTCGCATGTCTGGATGAAGCGCACCGGCACCATGCCCGACTGGGCGAACGTGTGGGCGACCGGCAGCAGCACCACGACGCTGGTCACCGCCAGGTTCACCCGACTGTGCGCCCTGCTGGGGCTCACCGGCAGCATCCTGGGCACCAGTAGCACGCTAATGGACGCCCAGGCCGCCGGGGGCAAGGCGCCGATCCAGGCCCTCCAGGACGTCGCCGAGGTCGAGAACGGCCTGGTGTACGCCTCGCGATCCTCCGCCGAGATCATTTTCGAGTGCCGCAACTACCGGTACAACAAGGCGTCCTCGCTCACGCTCACCGACGCCGACATTCAGGGCGACCTGACGTGGTCCGACGACGACCAGCCGCTCGTCAACGACGTCACGAACCAGCGTGACGGCGGCGCCGAACAGCGCGTGATCGACCAGGACAGCATCGACGAGTACGGGATCTACTCGGGCGGCGAGTCGCAACCGTGGGCCTCGGACGCCGACGCGCTCGCCGCCGCCCAGTGGGCGGTGTCGATCGGAGCCGATCCGCCACCCCGCGTCACGCAGGTCACCGTCATGGCCAACGCGCTGACCCTGCACGAGGACGTTCTGGACCTGGAGATCTCGGACGTGGTCACGCTGTCCGGGCTGCCGTCCAATTCCCCTGAGACGACCGTCGCCCTGCACGTCGAGGGGTACAGCGAGACGATCTCCCACAACTACCACGCGGTCACCTACAACACCTCACCGGCCGCACACAGCGACGTGTGGCAGCTCCAGATCGCCGGACGTAGCGAGCTGGGCCTGACCACCCGCCTGGGAGTGTGAGACGCCATGGCCGACCCCGTCAGCCCGTCAGCCGGATCGACCCCCGATGACGACTTCTGGATCGCCGAGGTGGGCGACCACTGGCGGGAGTTCTACGCCGACTGGGACTCCTGGACGCCGACCTGGTCCTGCTCGGTGAGCCCGCCCAGCATCGGCAACGGCACGCTGGCGGGCGCGTATCACATGGTCGGCAAGACGGTGGACTTCCGGATGCGATTCGTCGCCGGATCCACCACGACCTTCGGCGAGGGCCTGTGGGGCTTCACGATGCCCACGGACGCCCCGCCTGCGATCCATCAGACCTGCTCAGCCATGGCCATCTCGGCGGCCTCGGCGCGGTACGTGCTGGCGGCCTACCTGACCGCCTCCGCCGGGATCTTCCGGCTCACCTACAGCGGCACCTCGGGCGTGCGCACCAACGCGGGTGCCACGGACGTCCCGTTCGAGTGGGCACAGAACGCCTCGCTGCTGGTCACCGGCGTCTACGAGACCTCCTAGGAGACACCCGTGGCTGCACCCGTGAACCCCACGTTCGGCCAGTTCATCACCAAGTCGTTCTGGGACACCGAGGTCTACAACCGCTGGGTGGACGTGGCGTCCGCGTGGCAGAACTGGACACCCACCTGGACGTCGGCGACCAGCGGAACCCCGTCGGTCGGCAACGGGACGCTGCTGGCCGCCTACAAGCGGCCCGACACCAGCAGGACCGTCTACTTCCGGCTCCGGCTGGTCGCCGGTTCGACGACCGGATACGGCACCGGGGCCTGGTCGTTCACGCTTCCGTCCGGGCTGAACGCGACGTCGTTCCAGTCCTGCTCGGGATTCCTGTTCGACACCTCCACCACGTCCCGGTACGCAGTCGCCGGATACCTGACGGGCAACGCGATTAACCGGGTGGCCTACACGGCAACTGTCGGCATCTCCAACGGCGCCCCGTTCACCTGGGCGACGGGCGACTTCCTGCTGCTCAACGGCTCGTACCAGATCTCCTAGGAGCGCCATGGCCGCCCCAGTCAGTCCCGGAATCGGGGACTTCATCGACAAACCGTTCTGGGACGCCGAGATCTACAACCGCAACGTGGATCTTCAGGCGGCCTGGACGAACTGGAAACCTTCCTGGACGGCCGTCACTTCCAACCCGTCCCTGGGCAACGGCACCTTGGTCGCCGCCTACAAGCAGGTCGGGTACGGCGGCGCCACGGTGCACGTCCGTATGCGCCTGCGGGCCGGTTCCACCACCACCTTCGGGTCCGGCCTGTGGTCGTTCACGCTGCCGTCCGCCCTGGTGCCCATCGCCGTGCAGACGTTGCACGGCTTCGCCGGATCAGATACCGGCATCGAGCGACACACCGTGGCCGCCTACATCACCACCAGCGGACTCATGGACCGCATCTCCTCTGCGGGCGGTACCGGGCTGAGCAACACCAGCCCGTTCGTCTGGGCGAACGGCTACCAACTGATCATCGGCGGCACCTACCAGATCTCCTAGGGGGAGCGTTGGCGTACGTCTTCATTCCTGGCGTCGGGCCCTGCGTCGAGCAGGCGCCCCTTGTCAGCACCGAGCGCGGTGAGCAGATCGAGGAGATCCGGCTGCGCCACGTCGAGGCTGTCCAGGCTGCCTATGACTACCTGCTCAACGACACCGAGATGGACGTCTGGGAGATCGAAGAGATCGGCCTCGGGGAGGGCTTCCGCAGGCCGCGCAAGCTCTGGTACCACCCGGACGCGGGAGGCGTGTACCCCGAGTACCCCGGGGCGATCATGTACCTGTTCTGCGAAGTCCCCATGTTCGACGAGGGGGGCTAGCGTGCCCGCCACGGTCTGGGACGTCGCGATCGAGCAGGGCGCGACCTGGACGGCGGCCCTCACCATGACCGACCGCGACCTGACCGGCTGCACGGCGCGCATGCAGATCCGCGAGACGGTCGCCTCGCCGTCCACGCTGTTGTCGCTGACGAGCGACCCCGAGGCGGGCATCGCCATCGAGGCGGGTCCGCCGGGCGTCGTCACCATCACCATCAGCGCCACGCAGACGGCCGCTATGACCTGGAGAAACGGCGTCTACGACCTGGAGCTTGTCTCCCCGAACGGCGCGGTCGAGCGGCTGCTGAAGGGGGACGTGACGGTGGACTTCGAGGTGACCAGGTGAGCGAGATCGTCGTCGAGAGCGGCCCCGTCTACGAGGTCATCATTTCGCCCCAGTCGCCCACCAGCGTCAACGTTGGCGTGCCTGGACCTCAAGGACCACCGGGCCCCGTTGGTCCGGCGGGCGGTGCGGTCTTCGTCTACGACCGTGCCGGAGTACCCGCATCCACCTGGACCATCGCCCACGCCCTGGGGCGGCGCGTGCACGCCACTGTCATCGGCGATGACGGCCGCGAGGTGGACTCCGACGTCGAGCACCCCGACCTGAACACCACCGTGATCACGTTCGCTGAGCCGTTCTCCGGCACGGCGCTCATCGGATAGGAGCAGCATGGCCCGCGCCGTACTCAATGGGCTGAATCTCAGCAACCAGAAGATCACCAACCTGGCCGATCCCAGCTCGTCCACCGACGCCGCCACCAAGCAGTACGTGGACCAGGTCGCCCGGGGCCTGAACTGGAAGCAGTCCGTCCGCGCGGCCACCACCACGGCGGGCACGCTCGCCACCAGCTTCGAGAACGGCGACGTCGTTGACGGCGTCACACTGGCCACCGGCGACCGCATCCTGCTCAAGGACCAGGCCGACGGCATCGAGAACGGCATCTACGTCGTGGCCGCCACGGGTGCACCGGCCCGCGCCGCCGATATGGCCGCCACCACCGACGGCAAGGGCGTCGCGGTCACGGTCGCCTCGGGCACCGTCAACGCCGACCGGGTCTACATCCAGACGGCCGACACCGCGACCGTCGGCACCGACGCCCTGGCCTGGTCGCAGCTCGGGGGCGGCGGCGTCACCTACACGGCGGGCGACGGCCTGGCCGACTCCTCCGGCACCTTCAGCGTCAACACCGGCACGGGCCTGGAGATCTCCTCCGACGCCGTCCGCATCGCTGCCGCTGCTGCTGGGGCGGGCCTGACCGGCGGCGCTGGGTCAGCTCTCGCGGTCGGCGCTGGCACGGGCATCACGGTCAACGCCGATGACGTGGCCCTGGCCGCCACCGTGGCGGGCGCGGGCCTCACGCACACCACCGGCGTGCTGGCCGTCGGCGCCGGGACCGGCATCTCGGTGGCCGCCGACGCCGTGGCGGTGGACACCGGAGTCATCTCACGACATGTCGCGGCGAACGTCGGCGACGGATCGGCCACGCAGATCGACGTCACCCACAACCTGGGCACCTACGACGTGGGCGTAGAGGTGTTCGTCAACTCCGGCTCGCGCGAGTCGGTGGACTGCGACGTGTCGCGGCCGACCACGAACGCGGTCCGGCTGAACTTCGGCACCGCTCCCACGTCGGCACAGTACCGGGTGGTCATCCAGGGATGACCAGGAACGTCTCACCCCTGCAACTGACGCACCAGGCTTCCCCGTCCAGCCCGGCATCGGGCGTGACGTCGGTGTTCGCCAAGACCGGCGATCAGCTCTTCCTGCGCACCTCGGCGGGCGTCGAACGACTGCTGGAACCGGGCGTCCTGTTCGCCTTCTCCAAGGCTGGGACGCTCACCACCGGCACGGGCACCTTCCGCATCTACAACGACACCGGCGCCACGCTCACCATCAAGGCCGTGCGCGCCAGCGTGGGCACCGCCCCGACAGGCGCGTCCATCGTGGTGGACGTCAACGTCGGCGGGACCACGATCTTCACGACGCAGGGCAACCGGCCGACCATCACCGCGACGAACTTCACCAGCGGCAAGGTCACCAACCACAACGTAACGACCATCGCGGACGGCGCTTACTTCACCGTCGATCTTGACGCCGTCGGATCGACCATCGCGGGGTCTGACCTCACGGTTCAGATTCTCTGCTGACCGCAGCGCCCCCCTTTCCTCTTCACCTTTCACCGGACAACCGGAGGCTTTCGCATGCCCGTACTCGGGGTGCAAGCACGTCAGCGCGTGGCCAACCAGTGGATGCGCGAGAACATCACCACCACCTCGTTCACCAAGGCCGACCTGCTGGCCGCCGTGGCGGCTACGGACGACTGGATCGAGGCCAACCTGGCCTCCTTCAACCAGGCGCTACCCCAGCCGTTCCGCGCGGCGGCCACGACTGAGCAGAAGGCGGAGATTTTCGCCTACGTCCTATGGCGTCGCATCGGCCGCCTGCGCGCTCAGGAGGACTGAGCGATGGCCACCGTCTACCAGGGGATCTTCCCGGAGGAGGCCCAGTTCCTCGGGGCTTCGTTCGCCCAGTACGTCAAGAACAACGGCACGAACTTCCCGATCTCGCTGCTGGCCTATGACGCTGCCGCCACCGAGTACGCCTTCTGGAAGTGGGTGCCCTTCCAGTACGGCTCGGGCAACATCACCTGTGACCTGGTCTGGTATGCCGACACGGCAACCTCCGGCGTGGTCCGTTGGGAAGTTGCCATCGCGGCCATCACCCCGGACGTCGACACCCAGGACGTTGAGACCGACGGCCTCGCCACCGCTCAGACGGTTGACGACACCCACCTCGGCACCGTGGGCCAGCGACTTCACCGGGCCAGCGTCGCCATCTCCAACCTGGACTCCATCGCCGCCGGGGACGAATGCTGGCTGCGGGTCGGCAGGATCGGCGGCAACGCGGCCGACACCATGGCGGGGGACGCGTTGCTGACCTCGGTCCGGCTGTCGTACTCGGACACGTAGATGGCGGTCCGCTTCGCCGCCGAGGCCCAGACCTACAACCGCGTGGTGGCGCTCGGGTCTCAGTCGGCCTACTCGGTGGCTTGCTGGATCAAGCTCACCTCCGACCGCAACACCTGGCAATCGGCCTGGTGCCTGGGCGACGCCGCCGGTGGCGACGTTTTCTCCATCCTCCAGACGTCCAACACTGGCACGAACCTTGAGTTCATCACCTCGGCAAGCTTCACGGCCGTCCCGATCGTCAACATGACGGTGGGCACCTGGTACTTCGTCGGGATCACGATGAACGGGGCGACCGGCAGCGCCGTCTACTGCACGCCGACGAGCGGTTTTACGACGGTGGCCATCGCCAGCCAGGGCGCGATCGTGCACCAGACGCTCCAGCTTGGCCGGTCCATCTACAGCGGCGAATGGCTCGACGGGTGCATGGCCGGGTTTAAGTGGTGGGGCGCGACCCTCAGCGTGGCGGAGCTTCAGCAGGAGGCGTGGACGCACGTCCCCAACAGGACCAGCGGCCTGCGCGCCTGGTACCCCCTGATGTCCCCGGAGGCGGTGGACTACAGCGGAAGCGGAGCCACCCTGTCCGGCGGCACCGGGGCCACGAAGGAGGACGGCCCACCGGTCAGTTGGGGGAACCGCCGGGCGTCGCGTCCGCTCGTGACCGTCGCCCCGGCCGCCTCTGGATTTTCGGGGTGGGGCGTCCCGGCCTTCTGACCCGTTTTGCTGAACCAGCGAGAGACACGAACGCCCTCGCCGCTCTCCGGCCCCCCGGGGGCGGCGGGGGTTCTTTCGCGTTCCTGGCACTCCCTCACACAGAACTCTGACGTACGATAAGATTAAGTTATCGTCCCCCAGAAATGAGGCCAGAGTGGCCAGTGAGGGCGCCCTGGAGCGCATCCCCGACCGACCCCCAGTGATCCACACCGACGCCGATCTGACCGTCAGCGAGGCCACGCGCGCCCGCATCTATGACGGCGTCCCGGCCAACACCCGCCGCGCCTACTCTCGCCAGTGGAGCGAGTTCACCGCCTGGTGCTCCGAGCGCGGCCGTACCTACCTCCCGGCCACTCCGCAGACGCTCGCCGAGTACGTCCGCGTCCTGTGCGACCGGGGCCTGGCGCCCGCCAGCATCGAGCAAGCTGTGGCGACCATTCGCACTAACCACCGTGTCGCGGGGTTCGGCGGCCACCCCGAGACGGCCGCCGCGCGGGCCGTGCTGCGCTCATACAAGCGCGAGCGCGCCGACGACGGTAAGGGCGGTCAGCGCGCGTCCACGCCGGTCATCGTCGAGCACCTGCGCGCCATGATCGGCACGTGCGACCTGAACACCCGCATTGGAGTGCGAAACCGCCTGGTCTTGGTGCTCGGGCTCGCCCTCATGGGCCGCCGCTCCGAGCTGGTCGCACTCACCCTGGCCGACGTCGCCGAGGCCGCCGAGGGCCTGGAGGTGCGCATCAGGTCGTCCAAGACGGACAAGGAGAGCAAGGGCGAGGTCATCGCCATCCCGCGTGGCACGCACCCGCTGACCGACCCGGTGGCCTGTTGGCGCGACTGGCTGGCCGCCCTGGCCGCCGAGGGCATCACCGACGGCCGCCTGCTGCGCTCGGTGGACCGCCACGGCAATATCCTGCCGTCGCTCGGCGCCAAGGCCGTCAACGACATCGTTCGCCAGCTCGCCAAGGACGCCGAGGTGCCCAACGCCGACACATACACCGCTCACTCGCTGCGCGCGGGCGGCGCCACCGTGGCGTACGCGGCCGGGATCCCGGTTTCGGTGATCGCCAAGCACGGGCGATGGAACCCTAACTCGCCCGTGGTGCTGGGCTACATCCGGGCGGTAGATCGCTGGAAGGACAACGCGATGAGGAACGTGGGCTTGTGATCGAGCGCATCCGCTGTCTGGGGTGGCGCATGGCGGCCGGGTTCGTCGCGGTGTTCACCCTGTCGTCGCAGTGGGAGGCACGCGCTCACCGGTGCCACTGCCTTGATCGGACACTGAGATCGAAGGCCGCGACACGGCCGCCCGCTGAGCCGTAACCTTGATCATATGTGCGGCGGCCCCCGCCCCGTGCCGCGCCGGGTGAAGTCCCCGTGGGGGTGGTCATGCCCCGGCGCCATGGGAGGGGTTCGATCTTGGTTCTGACCGAGTCGAGCCCCTCCCTCCGTGTTTACGCAGGTCAGAGGCACAATCGCTGTACTGGCCTGTGAGGGCCGCTCTGTGGGACCCATCCCGCCATACCGCCCACCTGCCGTTCGTCCGTCTACGGCCATCTCAGGGCCTCGATTTTCCATGATCACGCCATCTGATCGCAGACATGCAAAAGCCCCCGGTTCCAACCTCGTCGGAGAGGTCGGAACCGGGGGCTTTGATCTTTCGGGGCGATCGGCGAACCTTGGTCAGTTGAGCGGCTCGCCCATCCGGATCGCATCCACGATCAGCAGCGCCATCGTCAGGAGGGGGGCGACGACCATGAGAGCCGTGGCGAGTCCGTCGTAGAAGGTGTCGATGGGGACGAGGTGCCCAATGAAGGCGACGCTGTTACGGGCAATGGTGAGAGCGCCCAGGACCCACAGGGCTAGGGCCACGAGGTGAAGAATCAGGCTTTGGCCCAGCGGGCCGCCTCGGTCGCGATGCACCCGCCAGCCGATAATGACGCCGAAGCTGGGTGCGAGGACGATGACCGCCCAGATTCCCCATTCGTGAACGGGGTCGTCGAAGGGAAACGCCATGGCGTACCCAGCGACGGCGAATCCGGCGGAGATGAGCGCGAGCTTGTGTAAGGGGAGCGGGTTCATGGGCGTCCTTCCAGAGGTTCACTGATCTTGCTTGGCGTGTCCTCACTGTGATCTTGCACGAGGTTCACTGTGATCTTGATTTTCAGGTTCACCGAACCCCTCACTGAGTGAGCCCCGGTGAGGGTTCACTGGTTCACTGGATGCGCCTCACTGAGTGCTCCAGTGAGGCACCCAGTGAGGGTGTCAGTGAACCCCCCACTGGGTGAAGCCGGTGAGGGTTCACTGACTTCACTCGCCGACGGCCGCAAGCTGCTCGTCGGTGATGTCAGTGAGGGTCTTCCAGCGGTCGTAGATGACCTTCGCTTTGTCGGTGCCGATGCTGTACCGAAGGCGAATCTTGTTGGCCGACAGCTCGTCGGCAGCGAAGTCCCGCGCCAGCAGTTCCAGCAGGTCGGAGTCGCCCATGGCCGTGATATCGATCTTGCCGGAGGCGGCTTCCTGGCGAGCCTTGGCGGGCTTGGCCGCCGGGCGGGAAGGCTTGCGGACGGGCTTCGCCGGGGGCTCACTGGAGGACGCCGGGGGCCTCACTGGCGTGGCCTCACTGGGTTCACCGGTGAGGGGTTCACTGGGTTCACTGGAGCGGGCCAGTGAGGGTGCCAGTGAGGGTTCACTGGAGCGGGCCAGTGAGGGTTCACTGACAGCTCCGGGGGGCGTCGCCAGTGAGGCAGTCAGTGAGGTCGCCGCGAGGTTCACTGGAGCGGCTTCGGCGGGTTCACTGATCTTGCCCTCCGGAGCCTCACTGGCGACCTTTGGCGAGGCCCCAGTGAGGTCTTCACTGCCCTCACTGAGGTAGTCGCCGACGGCTTGAATCATCATGATCAACAAGTGAAGGGTGAGCGCCAACGCGATGGCTGGGATGGCCGAGACAAGGGCCGCATAGAGCGGTTCCAACTCGACGACGTTCTTGGCCGCCTCGCCCACTCCGACGGTCTTGCTCTTCGCCGAGTGCAGGGCGTTGCAGAGAAGCGAGATGACCAAGCAGGCCACGAAGACGAACCCCGGATACCAGAGCTTCTTCTTGCCGAGCACCTCCAGGGACATCGCCGCCATGGTGGCTACCGTCATGGCGCCGTCCACGGATACCGGCATCAGCCAGGAGATTGACTCAGAAACATGAGCGGCCTCGGCAACGGCCTTGATGGCGTCAAAGGACAGGACGAAGGCGCCTATGGAGACACCCAAGCCAGCCACGCCGCTCACAGCGAGCATCGTGCCGATCTTTCCTGTGATCTTCTTATGGCGCTTTGGGGTGGTCATGGGGGCTTCTCCTTCATGGTCGTTAGTCACAGTCGGTAGTCAGTTCGCGGGTTGCGCAGACTCTCGCTGGGCGCTACCCTCGCGCGCGTACGCGCGCGTGCCTCCGCGTAGGGGGGCTCGGATTCGGCCCTCAGGGGGTTCGCTGGCTCTCACGGGCGATGCGAGTCTCATGAGAGGCAGCTACGGAGCGTGCTCTTACCGGGAGTCGTTCAGCCGGGCGAGCATGTGGTCCTGCAGCTCGATCCGGAACTTCTGGCCGTCGCGCGAGACGACGCCCTGGCGCTCCAGATTGGCGAGTGCGTTCTGGATCGCGGTCCACGAGGAGTGCAGTCCGGCCACCACCAGCTCCCCCGGCGTCACGGCGCTGGCGGACAGCGACAGGTGATCCACGATCCGCTCCTCCAGCGTCTTGCCAGAAGAGCTGGCCGCCTTGCCATCGGACCGCGTGGCGGCTTCCTGGGCGAACCGGTGAAGGCGCGTGCCCGGTGCGGCCTTGGCCCACTTGGCGAGCTTCTTGCTGTAGACCGCGCGCATCATGACCCGCCGTGGGGAGACGGGGCCGATGGCGAAGCCGAAGCCGGGCGGCTCGGGCAGCTTGACCGGGTCGATCGGGAGGGACAGCATCGCCGAGGTCATCTTGCTCTTGGTGCGCAGCACGATCTGGTTGCCCATGCCGACGTTGTCACGGATCGCAGCGCCCTCCCTGCCCGCGCCGAACTCGTCCTGGTTGACCGACTGAGTGGCCAAGATCAGCATGACGCCCGCCTTGCGACCCATCTTGGCGATCCTTGCGACGATCGCCGCGAAGTCCTTGTCCTGCAGAAGGACGTGCGCCTCGTCGATCACCACCGCCAGGAACGGCATCTCCGGGGTCGGCTCGAACCAGCCCTTGCCGACCTGCTCATCTCCGTCCTCGTCGACCCACTTCACGTTGCTGAGGTAGTTGGAGTTGGCGTGCATGACCGCCTCGGCGGCGCGGATCAGCTCGAAGGCTTCCTCGGCGGTCCTGGCCTTCTTGTCGATCTTGTCGGAGCTCATCCACTCGGGAAGCGACTGGCCACCCTGCGGGTCGATGATCCAGGTCACGCCCAGGCCGGAGTGCTCGATCTCGGCGATGAGCGTGCTCAGCACGATGGACTTGCCGGAGCCGGTGCCGCCGGATACGAGCGTGTGATAGACCCCGTAGCGGTCCCGGTTGTACAGGCGAACCATCGCCTGGCCCCGGCCGTCGGCGTAGGTTCCGATCGGGAAGATGCCCGTCTCCCGATCGAGCTGCGGCCCCTTCCACGGGATGTCCTGCATGAGCGGCGGCTGGTCGAACACCGTCACCTGGATGTGGCCCTCGCGCCGGTCCTCGTGCCGCTCGATCATGACTTCACCGATGCACTTGCGGTACAGCTGCGTGATCGGCATGGTCATGCCGATGGCGGCGTCGGTGAGGATCTTCGCGTTGTCGGGAAGCCAGACTCCGGTCGTGCGGCCGTTCTCGATGCTGGTCCAGCCGTCGGACATCGCGCCCGCCAGCGGGCCGCTGGCCGCGACCACCTTGTTGTCCCAAATCGGGTCGGTCACCGCCACGGCGACCTCAGGAGCGAACGTCGCCACGGGAGCGGCCACGGGCTGTACGGCCTGCGGCAGGCGAAGCCGGTTGCGGTAGTGATACCACCACGGGCCGCCCAGTACGGCGGTGCCGAGGGCCAGCAGGCCAGGCATCGGCTCGGCCATCCCGGTTGCGGCGACGGTGCCCAGCCAGGCGGCGGAGCAGCAGGTCACGGCTCCGGCCCACCAGCGGCGCGTGGTCGCGGCCAGCTTTTGGCGGGCGACGACAGCGCCGATCCCACCGACCGCTACCGTCCCTGCGGCCATGGCCAGCGACGGGGCGTTGAAGGCGGTGGCGAGGGCGCCGGAACCGGCCAGGCTGCCCATGGTGACCAGCGGGGCCAGCGAATAGCGGTAGCGGCGAGTCACGTGGTAGCCCCGGACGATGTCCTTGCGGACCTCGCGGGTCACCTCGGCCAGGCTGATGCTCTTCTTCTCCCCGGTGCCGGGGGCGTCGGTCTCATGGCTCTTGCAGGTCATCTGGGGCACCCCCTCCGGGGTCTCGTAGTGGGGAAAACAGGCCGGGCCCCGCACGATGCGAGGCCCGGTGAGCGGTTCAGCCGCCCTGGTAGAACGCGGTGTTGCTGGCGACGACGTCGGACTTGGCCTGGATGATCTCCTCGACCTGGGCGTGGTCGTCCTCCATGCCCTGCGCGGCGGCCGAGGCCAGCGCGCGGGTGTTGTGCAGGGCTTCCATTACGCCGTAGAAGCGGGCGATGGTCCCGTCGCCGACGCCCTGGGAGCTGAGGTCGCCCATCATCTGCTCGACGGTGTTCGCGCTGTCCGCGATCGTCGACTCGATGCAGGCGGCGACGGCGCGGGCGGCGGCCAGGTTGGTGGCCTCGCCGGAAATGGCCTGGGTCATGATCTCTCCTGTTGTGTCAGTCCCGGTCGTGGCCGGGGTCTCGCCGCTCTCCAGGGCGGGGAGCGGCTCTGTGGCGGGCGGCGTCTGGGGCTCGTCCGCCGTCTCGTGAGGCGTGTCGATCACTTCTGCCTCGACGATGTCTTCGGGCTCGCCGGTCGGCTTGGCGGGCTCCGGCTCCGGGCTGGCCTCGGGCGTCTCGTCGACGCGCTCGGCGTGGCCTCGGGTGGGCTGCTTGGACACGTCGTCCAGGTAGTCGGCCCACTCTTCCCAGGACCACTTGCGGCCCTGCTCGGCGTCGCGGACGGCCTTGCCTTCGGCGTAGCGCCGACGGCCTTCCTTGGCGCCCTTGCGCACTCCCCGGCCGACGGCCTTGGAGACGCCCCATCCGTGCTTGAGCGTCTTGCCGGTCAGCCAGAGGCTGGTGAAGCCCACGAAGGGCCACCAGGTGCCCTTCGTGCGGCCGGGAATCCAGTGCTTGGCCTTGATGCGGTCACGGACTGTCTGGTCGAGCTTGGTGCGGGCCGTGGCTGTCGCGACTTTGGCGTGACCCCAGGTCTCCTCGGCGGCCCGCACCAGGGCCCAGGAGATAACCAATGCGAGCAGGATCATCGGCATGGCCGTCTCCTACAGGTAGAGGTGGATGATGGTGGCGAGCACGGCGGCCACCAGCCGCCGCAGGGGGCGCTGCCAGATCCAGGTGGCGATGTACAGCAGCGCGGTGATCGGAAGGACCAGCGGCAGCAGCCATCGGCGGGCGCCGCTCACCTCCAGCAGGGCCGACAGCGGCGGCGGGGCGTCATGCCAGAGGCCGCGCCTCACCAGCAGGTGCAGGCTCCACGCGGCGCCGTACAGCAGCGCGGTGATCGGCATGACCACCAGGTGGCCGTCGATCCAGGCGAGTGCCTTCTTCAGGCCCGCCTCGCTGCAGTACCAGTCACTGACTTTGATCCACTGGTGCAGCATCGACAGGGACGGCGGGTGCTCGCCCCAGACGCCACGCGACTTGGCGGCCCGGCGGGACTCTCTGGCGATGGCGCTTCGGCTCCAGTCGCTGACCTTGGCCAGTGCGCCCTTGCGGGTCTCGTTCTCCAGCTCTTCGGGCTGCGCGGGCGGGGTGACCTGTGGCTGCGGCTCGTCGGCGACGGTGTCGTCCGGGAGCGGGAACACGTGCGGCCGGGCCAGCGTGCTGGTGTTTCCGTTGCGCCGCAGCGGCGGCATCTTGTAGTCGGTCAT